CGAAGCGTCACCGAGCGTTCCTATGGGGAGTGGCGGGAGGGGACCGGATGTGACGGAGTGGCTAGCGTCGGTGTCGGCCGACCCGTACGCGTATGTGATGGGGGCGTTCCCGTGGGGCGCCGAGCGGCTTGAAGGGCACGCGGGCCCTGAGCCATGGCAGAAGGCCTTGCTTGAACAGGTCAAAGCCGGGCTCCCGCTTGACCAAGCGATCAAGCTGGCGACGGCCTCGGGGCATGGGGTTGGGAAATCCGCCCTTGTTGCGTGGCTGATCAAATGGGGGGTCGACACAAAGCCAGACACGCGAGGGGTTGTCACCGCGAACACCGAAACCCAGCTCAAGACCAAGACCTGGTCCGAGCTAGGCAAATGGCACCATATGTCCCTGACCAAGGACATCTTCAAACTGACCGCGACCGCCTACTTTCACCCGGACTACGAAAGGACGTGGCGGGTCGATATGGTCCCGTGGTCGGAGCGAAACACCGAAGCCTTCGCCGGGCTGCACAACCAAGGGCGGAGGATTATCGTGATCTTTGACGAAGCGTCGTCCATCCCGGATATAATCTGGGAAACCGCGCAGGGAGCGTTGACCGATGCGAACACCCAAATCCTCTGGGCCGTCTTCGGGAACCCCACCCGATCAACTGGCCGATTTAGGGAATGTTTTTCCAAGTCAAAGTTTGGATGGGTTACCCGGCAGGTTGATTCCCGAACCGTATCCTTCACCGACAAAGCCGAGATCGCAAGATGGATTGAGGAAGACGGGGAGGATTCAGACTTCGTCCGGGTCCGGGTCCTCGGGGTGTTCCCCAGGACTGGCGAGCTGGAGTTCATCCCCAGGGAGCTTGTCGAAACGGCCGCTGGACGAGAGCCATTGGGTCTGTGGAACGATGCGCTTGTCCTCGGGGTCGATGTCGCGAGATACGGGGATAACGAGTCGGTTATCTATGCCCGAAAGGGCCGGGATGCGCAGTCGATTGCGCCGGTCCGACTTAGGGGGGTGGACACGGTGGCCCTGGCCCGTAGGGTATCTGAAGAGTTCCACCGGCTCCGCGCCAGTGCGATATTCGTTGACGGAGGTGGGGTTGGTGGTGGCGTTGTCGATACTCTTCGGGCTTTGCATGTACCTTGCTTTGACGTTCAGTTTGGATCTCGCCCATCGTCTACCGGGTTAGCGATCGGGGAGCGTGGGACCCTGTACGCTAACAAGCGGGCCGAGATGTGGGGAGCGATGAGGGAGTGGTTGAAGGGCGGGTCGATTTGGAACGATCGGGACCTGTTAGGGCAGTTAGTCGGGCCGCTTTACATCCTCAACGTCCGAGGCGAGATACAGCTGGAACGGAAGGAGGATATGCGAAGGCGTGGGCTTGCGTCACCAGACCTCGCGGACGCGCTGGCCCTTACCTTTGCGTTCCCGGTTGCCCAGCACGAAGGCGCGGGTGGGGAAGGCCCGGCACGCCCGATGGTCGAGATCGAATACAACCCGTTCTCATCCGAACGGATGGCAGCGTGAGGAGGAAGTGATGTTCAACATCGGTGGTGGCGGCGCTCCACCTGCTCCCCCAATCCCAGCGTTGCCGTCGGCGCCAGCAAACCCGCCGTTGTTTGGGTCGCAGTTCGCGGCAGCAAACCGGGTCCGGCAACAAGCTATGGCGTCGTCGGGGTTCGGGTCGACGATCCTCGGTGGGGCCAACCCGACCAACACCGGGCAAAAGACATTGTTAGGAGCATGAGATGACATACGGCGAACGCGCGGTTGGTTTGTCCTTCAACCCATCCAGTGACCCAGGCGTGGAGCGGGTCAAGCGGCTGTACGCCGAGATCATCGACTTCTGTGCCGACCAGCGTGGCCGCGCTTACGACGCCGAGCGCAAGCGGCTATACGAGGTCGCGATCACCGAAGCCCAGGCCGCGCAGATGTGGGCTGTTAAAGCGATCACCTGGAAGGAAGAATAACATGCTATTCCAAACGATCGGTGGCGCAGGGGGTATCGGCCCTACCTCGGGTGGGAAGGTTACGCCTATCAACACGGTCGGGGCGACATTCACCCAGGTAATCGGCCAGAACCCGTCCAGGGCGACGATCTCCTTCCACAACCCGGGGACCGTCAATCTCCTCGTCGGCCCGATGATGACCGCCACTGGCGCCCCGAACACCCCGACCGCAGCCGCCCCAGGTGGCGCCTACCTCCTCTACCCAGGCGGTGTTATCCAGCTCGACGGGGAATGCCAGAACGCCTATGGCGCCCTTGCCGCATCTGGTGGCGGTAATCCGTTGACGATCACGGAGTCAAACACATGAGCGTTTGGCAAGGCGTTAGCATAAACAACGAGAACTATATCGTCACGACCGCTCCTCCAGGTACGAGCGACAACCGGGCGGCATCGACAGCGTTTGTAACTAATGCGATCAATACGCTATCGGCGGGTGGGACAACTAATTCGGTGCAGTACAATTCCGGTGGTTCGTTTACTGGCGATTCCAACTTTACTTACGTACCCGGCACAGGTGTGGTCAGCGCGCCAACGTTCACCGTCACTACAGGGCCTTATAACTACGGTACCGGTGTGGCGGTCCGTGCTAACGTGTCGCTTAGTAATTGGTTTTTTGGTAATGCGGGCAACGCGACTGCGACTGGCGGAGCTAACATCGCCATAGGGACCCAGGCTGGGTTCAATCTGACGACCGGGGCCGATAACACCAATGTCGGCTTTCAGGCTGGGTATCTGAATGACGTTGGCGCTAACCAAACCAACATCGGTTTCGAGGCGGGTCGCTACCAGACTGGATCAAACAACACGAACGTCGGCTATGCCGCTGGCATGGGGGTAAGTGGCAGCACGAATGGGCAGTACAACACGGCGGTGGGCATGTTCGCCGGGCTTCAGCTCACGACCGGGTTTCGGAACACATACCTTGGATATCAGGCTGGTTATACCACCAACACCGGCGGTAACAACGTCTGCATTGGATACACGACCGGGTTTGCGATCACGACCGGCGGTAACAACGTCTTGATCGGCAGCGGGACTGGCAACTCCATTGTTGCTGGGTCTAGCAATATCGCGATCAACGCCACCCTGCCTGGGGACGTAAGCAACTACATCAACATCGGGAATAGGTTCCTGTACGACAACTACAACAATGTCATCTTAGGTTTCAATTCGGGTAACACAGCCAACATCACTGGAACTTACAACATAATTTCAGGTTACACCGCTGGCACCGGCCTTACAACCGGCCAATACAATGTCGCGCTGGGGTATTCGTCTCTTCAGGCGGTTACCACCAACTTTCATAACATTGCCATCGGCTCGACTGCGCTGCGCTACACTACTGGCCCCGGCAACATCGGGATCGGTTTTAGCACGCTCGCGGGTGCTTCTGGCACCAATACGTGTCAGTACAACGTTGCGCTCGGGTACAACTCGGTCTCTATCATCACCACAGGCAACTACAACGTCGTGATGGGGTCGAACACAGCTGCCGGTCTCACGACCGGCAGCAACAACACGATCTTGGGCTACAACGCGGGCGCCGGTATTGTCACCGGGAGCGGCAACATTGTAATCGGCAATGGCGTCAACGTGCCGACTGGCGATCCGTCTAACTACATCAACATCGGCGGCAAGTTTCAATACGACACGGCCAACAACATCCAGATCGGGGCGAATGTCTCGCAGGTCACGACGGGCACGTTCAATGTCAACATCGGCTATACGGCTGGAGCATCCCTTACAACCGGTGCGCAAAACGTCAACATTGGTGAATATGCCGGAACATCGCTGACGACCATCTCCAATTGCGTTAACGTCGGTACATTTGCGGGCCGGTATTCTACGGGAACCGGCAACGTGAACGTCGGTGCTAGCGCTATGACAGGTGTCAACGGCAGCACGACAGGCACCCAAAACACGAACGTTGGCACCTCCTCTGGAAGCGCGCTTACAACGGGAAATAGCAACACGAACATTGGCTTCAACGCAGGAAACCACATTACGACTGGCATCAATAATACCTGCATAGGGACAAATGCAGGCACCGCGATGACGCTCAACAGCTACAACACCTGCGTAGGGTTTGACGCTGGGGTCAGCATCACGACCGGTGCCAACAATACAATTTTGGGTTCCAGAACCACAGCCAGCAACATTGTCACCGGCAACAGCAACATCATCATTGGCTACAACGTTGATGCCCCAAGCGACACCTCCAACTATCTCAACATCGGCGGCTGCATCACCGGCCAGATGGACACCGGGCCACTGACATTTAACCACGGGCTCGCTGTCACCGGCAGCATCGGTGTGAACGGCACCGCGCCGCCAGCCAAGCCCACCGTGACCGGCGCAAAGGGATCGAACGCCGCTCTAGCCTCGTTGCTAGCCGCACTGGTTTCATACGGGTTAATCGTGGACAGCACGACAGCATAAAGGACAAGCCATGGCATCAACCCAAAACGCAAACGCCTTTGCAAACACCATGATCGGGCACGTCAACGCCTTCATTACCACACTAGGCGACCTCCAGCGCGACCAGGACCGCTTGTCCGAAGACCCTGGGCTTGCGGGCGCCGCAGCCGCAGCGATGAACGCGAGCGGCCGCCCCGACCTAACAGCCCAGCACTTCACAGACGCGGCGACCGTGGTCGTTGCACTAACCGCCACGTTCGCTGGTGGAAACCCCAGCAACAAGAGCGCGTTCTACAACCTGCTCTGAGGCTACAATGATCATCCCATTCTCCCAATCGGGCCAATCCCCCGTCTCCTTGAGCCCCCTAGCCCAGACAGGCAGCGGCCCGATTGGGAACCCCTCGCAATCCGACATGCTCATGGCCGTCGGGCAGTTACACCGGGAAGGCCGTTTCGCTCAGCCACAAGGTAACGATGGAACAGTACGGACCAGGCAAGGGCCCTTCGGACGCCGACCTCGCGCTACGAAAGCACGTTGAAGGGCGGTTAATGGGCTTGCGGGTGAACCGCTATTCGTGGTGGGTGCACGCGCGCGAGCTCGCTGACTACTTTCTCCCGAGGAGGTACAAATGGCTGATAACCCCCAACCAGATGGCGAGAGGTTCGCCGATCAACCAACATATCTTAGATTCGACCCCATCACTCGCCGCGCGGAACTTAGCATCGGGGATGATGTCTGGCATAACATCACCTACGCGACCCTGGTTCAGGCTCCGAGTTGGTCGGCAAGATGCTACTCAAACCTCCCCAATTAGCCTTTGGTTGGGGGAGGTCGAGAGGATGCTGAACCTCGTGTTCAGCGAGTCGAATTTCTACAACTCTGTCGCGGTGTTCTATTTCGACCTGGTCATCTTTGGCACCGCGGTGATGCTGATCTACGAGAACTTCGATGACGTTATCGCCTGTTACAATCCGTGTTTTGGTGAGTACTACATCGACTGCAACGACCGGCTATTCGCTGACGTGTTGTATCGAGAGTTTACATATACAGTTGCTCAGGCCGTCGATCGTTGGGGCATCGATAACGTCTCCCCTTCCATCGCCCGCCTCTACCGGGACGGCGGGTCTTCTCTAACCAGGGAGCTTGTAATAGCCCATGCCATCGAGCCCTCCAACGATACCCGGCGATTCGGCATCCCCTCCCACTTCAAGTTCCGTGAGTGCTATTGGGAATGGGGCGGCAGTGCCTCCCCACAGGGTGGGTCCTCATTCGCCCCAGGGTTACTGGACAAGAGGGGCTTTCACGAGGCACCTCACATCATTGCAAGATGGGACACCGTCGCCAACGACGCGTATGGGCGCAGCCCAGCAATGGACGCTCTACCCGACAACAAACAACTTCAGCTCGAGATAAAGCGCAAGGCCCAGGCGATCGACAAGTGGGTCAACCCACCGATGATCGCTGACATCCAGCTCAAAAACCAACCCGCTTCCCTGCTCCCCGGCGGGGTCACCTATATCGCCGGGGCAATGTCCCAGCCGCGCCCTGGGTTCGCCCCGGTCTACACCAACCCTCCACCGATCCAGGAGATCAAAGAAGACCTCGAAGAGGTCCGGGACCGTATCCGCCGGACGTTCTTCAACGACCTTTTCCAGACCGCATCGCAGTTCGAAACCCGATCAAACATCACGGCGGTTGAATGGGACATGCGAAAGGCCGAGTCGATGGTCATGCTTGGCCCGGTCCTCGAACGACTCCAACGGGAACTTCTCCGCCCGTGTATCGAGCGCACCTTTGCCATCATGGCCCGAGCGGGCATCCTTCCTCCCGCGCCAGCTGAAATCCAGGGCCGGAACATCGATGTGACGTTTGTCTCGATGCTGTACGAAGCCCAGAAGGCCGCGTCGGCGACCGGGATCGAGCGCCTGCTTCAGATGGCCGGAGGCCTGGTTGGCGTTGACCCGGCGATCCTGGATAACATCGACCTAGATACTACCCTCGACATCTACTCCCACCTGATGCAGAACGACCCGCGTATGATCCGGTCCCCAGCCCAGCTCCAGCAAATCAGGTCCCAACGCCAACAACAGCAGCAGCAAGCCGAGCAGATGCAGCGTGCCCAGGCCCTCGCACAAGGTGCCAAGACGCTGTCCGAAACCCAGGTCGGTGGCGGGAGAAACGCCCTTCAATCAATGCTTGGGGGTGGGGCATGAACCCTGGCATCCAAGAAGAGGCTGGACAAACGGTCCGCACGCTCGTCGGGTCGTTGAAAGATAGCCCGATCACCCTGGCGCTGGTGCTGTTCAACCTGATCTTCATCCTGGTCATCTACTTCGCGACCAGGGAAAACCGCGCGGCCATGGACCGCACTATGACCGAAATGCTCAAGCAGAACGCGCATATGGTGGACCTTCTTGCGAAATGCTCGCCTGATAAGCCAGTGGAGGATAAATGACCCATCCAATCAACCCGCTCTTCGTCGACCTGTCCCATTGGGACCCGGCCCAGAACTACGCCTCTGTCAAAGCCGATGGGATCGTCGCGTGTATCTACAAGGCAACCGAGGGCTCGGGGTATACCGACCCGACCTACGTCCAGCAACAACAGGCCGCGAAAGCGGCCGGGCTGAAGTGGGGTGCGTACCATTTCGCGACTGCCTCTTCAACCACAGCGCAGATCGACAACTTCATGCGGTTCGCCTCTCCCGACCCCGACGAGCTCTTCTGCCTGGATTGGGAGGATTACGGCTCCAACACCATGTCCCTTTCGGCCGTGAAAGAATGGATCACCGAAGTCGAAACCCAGCTAGGCCGAGAGGGCCAGTGCGTTCTGTACTCGGGCAACACCGCTAAAGAAGCCCTCGGCGATCGGGTGGATACCTTCTTAGGAAGCCGAAGGCTCTGGCTCTGTCAGTATGGCGAGAACCCGGTTTGGCAGCGCAGCTGGACCTCGTTCTGGGCATGGCAGTTTACCGACGGGATTTCCGGGCCGCCCCCGCATACAGTCGATGGGATCGGCGCTTGCGACATCAACTCTTACGATCATGGGGTCGATCAGCTGATTGCGGAGTGGGCCACTGGCAAGGCCACGCTGCCAGTTGAGCCGACCCCACCCAATCTAGTCGTGTCTGTCCTGGTCGAAGTCCCGAGCGGGGTAACTGTGAAGTTCCGGGTTATCGGTCCAGAGACTGGCGATTCGTCAAAATCCAACCGCTCGAGGGCGTAGGTGTATAATGCCGCTGAACGACGGAATGTCCGATCTGCTGAAAAGGCCTCTCGAGTCTCTCACCAGCAAAGAGCTGAAGTCGCTCGCACAATCATGTCTGGCCCTGCTGGAAGATCGTGGATGCTTGATATTCTTACGCAATGCCACATGTTCTCAGTTAGTTTTACAACTAACGCCCTCCAGACCGCCTTCGCAGAAGGAGAGCGAAACATCGGCCTCCGTCTCCTTGGAGAGATCATGGACGCCTGCCCAGACCAATACGTCACAATGATGAAGGAACGCTATGCCCGAGACAACGTCCGACCCCGCCCCGGCGACCCCACCGACTACGACTCCACCGGCGAGTACGCCGACACCGACGGAGGGGGAGCCGAAGAGTGAATCCCTGCTTGGCGGGGAAGAGCCGGGTGGTGGCGCGCCTGACAAGTATGAGGTCTTCACCGTCCCCGAGGGGTTCACCCTTGACGAGGAGGTGTCGAAGGAAGCCAACGACCTATTCAAATCATCCAACCTCTCGCAATCCCAAGCCCAGAAGATGGTAGACTTCTACGTCGCCAAAACCAAAGAGGCGTTCGAAGCACCATTCAAAGCTTACGAGGAAATGCGGGAGGGTTGGAGGAAAGAAACCAAGGCCGATCCCGAGATCGGGCCAAAGCTCGCCCAGGTCAAAACGACCGTACACCGAGCCCTCGATAGCCTTGGCGACCCGAGCCTGAAAGCCTCTTTCATAAAAGCGATGGATGAGACTGGAATGGGTGACAACCCTGTTTTCATCAAAGCCATCCACCGTCTAGCTATGAAAGTGACCGAAGGCACCCACGTTCAAGGAAACGGACCGCCTACGCACGTCGGATCCCGCGTCGCGTCGCGGCCATCCTTGGCAGAGGCAATCTATGGGTCTGACGGACCAAGGTCAGGCTTTGGAGAAAGATAAATGGCAACATTAGGAACTCTCGCTCTTACGTACGCCGATTGGGCAAAGCGGGTTGACGACGGGTATCGAATCGCGTCGATCATCGAGCTGCTGTCCCAGACAAACGAAATCCTCGAGGACATGTTGGTCGTCGAGGGCAATCTCCCGACCGGGCATAAGACAACCGTCCGCACCGGCCTCCCGCAAGCTACCTGGCGCCTGTTGAACACCGGCGTCCCGAACGCCAAATCGACCACCGCGCAGATCGTCGACACCTGCGGGAACCTGGAGACGTATGCGGTTATCGACAAGGACATCGCTGATCTGAACGGCAACACGGCTGAGTTCAGGCTCTCCGAAGTCAAGGCCTTTCTGGAAGGCATGTCGCAGCAGGTCGCGGCTACCTTGATCTACGGCAACCAAGGGCTGAACCCGGAACGGTTTACCGGCCTCGCGCCAAGGTATTCGACCAAGACCTTGGCCAACTCCCAAACTGCCGCAAATGTGTTGGACGGTGGCGGCGTCGCGTCGACCAACACCTCGATCTGGACGGTAGTCTGGGGCGAAAACACCCTCCACGCCACCTTCCCGAAGGGCAAGATCACCGGCCTCCAACACCGGGATATGGGTGAATGGCCGGTCCAAGACTCAGG